CGGTGAAAAAAAGGCAAATTTCTCGGTTTTGATTATGGGTTGGGGTGTCGATTTACAGCACCAACCCATTGACCGGTTTGAAATCACTCACAGCAACGAGCGCAAACATGAGCGCGATGGTAGTTTTGCCCGAGTTGCCCCAGCCGTGTATTTAGAAGATTGGGAACTGATAATAGACCAAGTCATTGACGCAACCTATGCCATCGAAGGCGAACAGGGCGCAAAAATGCCAGTACACATTGTCGCTTGTGATTCCGGTGGCGAGGATGGCGTTACAGATAAAGCTTATGATTTTTATCGATTATTGAAGGTTAAACAAAAGCATCGGCGTTTCATGTTGGTAAAAGGCGGGTCAAGCGATGCTGACATGTTGCATGAAAGTTACCCTGACAACACCAAAAGAAAAGACCGAAAGGCCAATGTTTCTGGCGATGTCCCGTTGTGGATATTGAATTCAAACAAGTTCAAAACCATCGTTTACAACACGATTAGACGAGACATTCCCGGGCCAAAATACACCATATTCCCTGACTGGTTGCCAGAATCGTTTTTTGATGAGTTGACTTACGAAGTGCGTAGTCCAGATGGTAAGTGGAAGAAACCTGGTAAACGCCCCAATGAAGCTTTTGACCAATTTTATTATAGTTGGGGCTGTATCTACAAGCTTAACGCCCATAACATCAACTGGGAAAGACCGCCAGTTTATGCCTATGCCATCAAAGATAATCCGAACATTATTAGGGCACAAAAACCGGTTGAAAAAACCAAGCGCCCGCGCAAATCAAGGTATCAGTTTTAATGAGCGATAAACAGGCACTCGAAAACCTCGACCAAGTTATCAACAGCGGTGAGAAAGAAGTGACAAAAGGAGATCGCCGGATCACCTTTCGTAGCGTGAATGAGTTGGAAAAAATAGAAAACCGTTTGAATCGTAAAGTCCACCGTAACAATCCACATCAGGCAGTCACAACCAACGTGAACCGTGGACTGTAATGCTGAATTTCTTAATAAAATCTTTTGCAAATGTTAAAGCGCAGGGTTTAAAAATTGTAAATCGCTCGTTTGATGGGTCCAGCTTATCAAAGCGAACGAGATCTTTAAACGTTACAAGAAAGGGCCCTAACAGCTCGGTCACGCCAGAACACAGCACGTTGCGTGACCGAACGTTGGCTGCACATCGCAATATCCCAATGATTTATTCGGGTATTGAAAAAAATGTCATCAATGAAGTTGGCAGTGGTGTGACTATAAAGTCTAAATCCAGCAATGATAAATTCAACAAATTAGCGGATAAAGGTTGGCGTGATTTTATTCAAACAACCGACACCGAGGGCGTAATAAATTGGCAGGGGCAGTTGGTTCAAGCGGTTAGAGCACGCCGAACCCAAGGCGAAGTTTTTATTCGTTTGCGGCACCGGCCCATGAGTTGGGGTTTGTCAGTGCCCATACAGTTTCAGTTTCTCGAATCGTGTTTTTGTCCGATTGAGTTAAAACGAGACTTGAAAAACGGCAATCGTATTCGTGAAGGCATTGAATTGGATCGACGTGGTCGGCGTGTGGCGTACTATTTTTATTCAGAACACCCACATGAAGGCGAAACCCGGATCAATCTTTTTGATCATGTCAGGGTAAAAGCAAAAGACGTTATTCACCATTTTTTACCAACCCGCCCCGGTCAGCGCCGTGGTACCCCTGATGGTGTACAGGCTCTGATTAAAGCGATTACATTCAATTCTTACGATGACGCCGAATTAGTCCGCAAAGAACAAAGAGCGCCTTATACCGGTTTCATGCAGCGGGCAGTTGATTACAGCCAATATCAAGGTGACGAATCTTGGAGCTACGACCCTATCACAGGGGAAGAAATGCACCCCGATACGTCTGAATTACCCAACGTCACCATTTCACCAGGCACAATGTTGCAGGGGTATCCCGGCGACAAAATGACCTTGTTCGACGGTGATGATACGGGTCAAGGTTATGCGGATTATATGAAGTGGCAATCCATACAAATGGCACTCGCATTCAGCCAACCTTATGAGTTGTTTACCGGGGACTGGAGCAACGTAAACGACCGCTTGGTTAGAGTCATCATGCAGCAGTTTTACCGGCAGATTGAGCAAGCTCAAGACCACCTGTTAATTTTTCAAATCTGTCGTCGTTGCAGGCATTGGTATATTGATAAAGCCGTGTTGGTCGGTACGTTGCCAGCACCCGGTTATGCTTCGAATCGAGATGATTACCTAGAGGCCGATTATAAGCCACAGGGTTGGGATTACATCCATCCGGAACAAGATATTAACGCAAAAATCAAAGCCGCAAAGCATGATTTAACGTCAGTTGACGACGAAGTGAGTCGACAAGGTCGGGATGCCGACGAAATAGAAACAAAAAATTTATACAAAATCAAACGTAAATCAAAGAAAGCTGAAGATATGGGCATTGACGATTCTATGATTGAAAGACTGAGCAAAATCAATAAATTGCAATCAAACGAGCTGGATATGACACCAGCGAAAAAGGACAAAAAATGAGCTTTTATACAATCACTAATTTGTCAAAAGGTGCGGGGGATCATGATCCTCAGGTTGTCAGCATTAACATGCACGGCCCGATTGGTGACGATTACTGGGATGATGGGGCGGTCGGTGCCAACCAGTTTATCAATACAGTCGAATCTTTCGGCAGCATTGACATCATTCGCATTTCTTTGGCCAGTCCGGGCGGCAATTTCTTTGACGGACTTATGATAGCAAACTATCTCAAGGCGCACAGCGCAACCGTTGAAATCACTATTTTGTCAGAAGCGTCAAGTGCTGCCTCTATGGTCGCTATGGGCGCTAGCAAGGGCCAACTTAAAGCGTTCAAAGCCTCTTTCATGATGATCCATGATCCCTCAACTTGGGGGGGCGGTAATTCAACTGAATTTCGGCGAATTGCTGTTGTTTTGGACACGCTAAAGTCGGGCATGTTGTCTCTGTACACCTCACGCACAGGCAAAACCGAAGATGAGATTTGGGCATTAATGTTGGCTGAAACATTGATGACAGCGGACCAGTCGCTGTTAGAAAACTTCATTGATGAAATTATTGAAACCGATATGCCGGTGGTTAACATCAGTATGTCAAGAGACAAAGCCAAAGCGGGCGCAATACTGGCTGCGAAGACAATCAAAATCAAGCCTAAACCTGAACCAGCCACCCCAGCGGCTGAAACTAACGCCGCCATCCAAATCATTGAAATGTGTGACAGTGCTGGTGTGTCTTTCCTTGCGGCTGGGTTTGTTAAAAATAACGCCTCGGTTGAAGGTGTGAAAAAAATTATCACTCAAGCGTCAAGTCTGAAAGATGTTTGCGCCGCTGGCGGTATTGCCTGCATAGCAGATGAACTCATCAAAAACATGTCTAACCCGGCTGAAATGGTGAAACTGGCCATTGTTCAAGCGCAGGCGGACGGTGATACAGACATTGACGGTGGACTCCAAGATGAGCAGGAGCCAAAAAAAACAACCGGCAAAACAACCGCCGATATTTATCAAAAAAGACGCAACCAAGGTAAACTCTAATGGCAGGACAAATAATGGGACCGCCCGATGCTGGCTTTATTCTCAGCCAACAAGGAGCAATCAGCCTAGATCAAGAAATAGTTATCGGTGGCAAGTACTTTGCTGGCACGGTGTTGGCTAAGAAAGGAAACGGGGAATTCACTAAACTGAATTTGGACGCTACCGATACCACCAAAGTCGCGGTTAATATTTTATACGGCAAAGTGGATGCTACCACCGCTACTAAAAAAACGGTCATAGCAAGACTATCCGAAGTTGAAGGGCAAAAGTTGATTTGGCCTGATGGCATCACACCAGAACAACAAGCAACAGCCATCTCCGAATTGGCTGGTAATTTCATTATTGTAAGATAGGACGAGCACATGGCAAGTTTAAGTATTTTCGATCATGACCAGTTTGGTGTCAACAAACTCACATTGGCAATCAATGATTTGAAAGATGTAAAGCCGACTCGATTGCAGCAATTGGGTTGGTTTCATGAAGAGGGGATCACAACAACTTACGCTGACATTGAACGTAGCAGCGAAGGTTTGCAATTGGTTAGTTCAAAAGACCGAGGTTCACCGGGACAAACGGTGCAAGGTGAGAGCCGTAAAACAGTGCCAGTTAAGGCCATACACCTGCCTCAAACCGCTAGTATTATGGCTGATCAAGTTCAAAATGTGCGTGCCTTTGGCACCCAAAATGATTTGGAAACCGTGCAATCTCAGGTTGACAAAAAATTGATGCGAATGCGCAATAATCTGGATTCAACCATTGAATACCATCGAATTAAGGCCATGCAAGGTAAAATCTTGGATGCGGATGGAACGACTGTCTTGTTGGATTTATTTAATTTATTTGGTTTGGTAAAGCAAACTCATTCGCTTAAATTGACTGATAGCGCAGCCAACCTTCGAATTGAAATATTGAAAGCCAAAAAAATGTCATCAGATAAACTCAAAGGCAAGAAAATCGACAGTTGGCATGCGTTACTGTCGTATGATTTGTTCGAAAAGTACCTTGAAAATCCTGTGTTTGAAAAAGCGTGGGAACGATATCAAAGTGGTGAAATGCTTCGTAACGACCCTATGGCAGAAGGGTTTGTTTTTGCTAATGTCAAGTGGGAATTGTATGACTACGCCATCGACGACAAAAAGTACATTGACGATGGCAAGGGGATATTGACACCGGTTGGGATTACTGATTTTTGCCAGAGTCGTTACGCACCGGCCAATTACGAAGAAACTGTGAATACCGAAGGTCTGCCGTATTACGCCAAAATGGAGCGGATGCAATTTGACAAGGGCCAAGAAATGGAATCTCAGTCAAATGTCATTAACATTTGTTCAAACCCGGATGCTGTTATTGAGTTGACTGTCGAGTGACAGTGTTCAGCCGCGCCCTAAAGCGCCTCAACACCCGAGTATGGAAATCCACGGGTGACGAATTGGTGTTTACAAACCCCACCGGCACAATCGTTCCTGACATTCACGGGATATTGGATGATCCCGAAGTGATGGCGATTGTACAAAAAAGAGGGGGCGGCAACGCTGAACTCAATATTCCGGTCGGCGTGGTCCTGTTGTCTTTGCCAACATTTCACGGTGTGGTCAAGGATTGGTTCGTTACAACGGCTGATAATTTGACTTACCGTGTCGATAAAGTCCTGTCCGACGGCGGTGAAACCATCTGCTTTTTAGTTAAACCAGAATCGACCGAAAACGACAAATTGGTGGACACCAAGTATGGCCAGTGGAACTAGTATTGAACTGGATTTATCAACCGGTGATTTTTCTGGTATTAATTTGCCAGTGTCTCAACGCAAAGTTGAAGCGGCAGTTTGGCAAGCGGTTAAAAAGTTAAGTGCCTGGTTAAAAACTCAGTCTTTGCGAATGACAAAAAACGAACTGGGTATACCCAACAAAGTCTTGAAGAATCGGTT